CGGTAGGTATTATAATACTTTGGATGTATGGGATGTGAAATCAACACCAATGGTCGATGAGAGCTTTGACGATTCACCTTTCTGATTCGGATACAATTCGTGACTTCATCGAGAAAGAGGTGAGGTCACGAGTATCCAAGCGATACAAACTATCCCATATCGCTGAGGATATGGGAATCACTTATCTTCAGCTATGGAGATTCTTGAAAGGATACTCAGTGAATGAGGAATTCTATATCAAATTTTTTAAGTATTATGAGAGATAGATACTTCATTGCCTATGTAGGTACGGGAAATGAGAATCCCCACATGATCATCAACCGATTCCAAGATGTGTTTCAAGGAATGAATGTCAATTATGCAATCGTGTTGACGATGGAAGATGATGAGGTATATATCGATGAAGTTGATGCAGCTGCATTCGAGGAAGTTAAATGTCAAATGAATTGAGATGAAACGAACAAACAAAGAACTCCAGGATTTATATGATTTCATGGAAACAATGATGGATGAGATTAAGCCAAATACCAAGCAAATCTTTTATGAGGAAATCAGAGCAGTGCACGAAGCATTGAATCATATTGAAGTCATCCCCGAAGATAAACCAATCCACACCGATCCAATCTTAATGAAGGTGCTAACCAAGTATTATGACCGGTCAGAGATGGGAATCAAAAAATATGGTACAACATTGGAAAATAATTCGTTACCTTTGATGGATTGGTTGAATCATCTTCAGGAAGAATTGATGGATGCAACTCTTTATATTGAGAAATTAAAGCAAGAGATATGACTTACTTAGCTTCACTCGCAGTCAGTTGGTTCCTGGTGTCATTCGAGCCACTTCAGTTGTTATGGGATAACATCGCAGTGCGAATCAAACCCAATCACCTGGTGAACTATATTCATGCAGGACTTGGATGTTTCAAGTGCATGAGTTTTTGGTCAACATGGATCATCACCGGTGACTTTATCCAAGCAACTATTGTATCATTCATTGCGTTTATCATTGAGGAATGTTTGAACAGGACGAAATAGAATATATCACCGAGATAATCGGCTCAAGTAATGCATCGAAGTACGCTAAGGTGACACTTAAGAGGTTGTATCGGATATATGATAAGCATACTGAAGAGAAAACCGATGATTGTTTTTGTGCATCAACAGTGAGGAAGATTTATTATAAGAAATTCATGGAATGGTATGAAAGCAATTCTTGACCATTACATATCGAGGAATTATGGTGAGGTTTGGTCATATACTGAATACTTACTTACCAAGATGAAGGTCAGAATTGAAGCTGATGTGGTGATAAATAACTCTTATCTCCATGTGGCAGAAATCAAAGATGATACAATGGATGAGAATAAGGTCAAGAGCTATCTTCTCAATACCATCAAGATGCAGATTCTTTGGTCAACTTCAGTCAGTCGGCTCCAGGAGAGAGTGAATGCCAATGAGATTGAGATTCCAAACAACTTCGATGATGAAGAGGATTTGAATGACAAGATACGCCAAGAGCAACAATACCATGATCACAAATCATGCGTTGAGATATACAAGCGAGGGATGACTGACCGAATCAAGGTGATAATCTTTGAGGCATACTTCGATAAAGGATATAGCACCGCAAGAGCCATGGCGAAATACTTCGACATTCCGGTGACATCTGCTCACTACTTTATTAGGGATATTAAAAATGACTTAAAACGAATAAGAGATGAGAATCAAAGCTGAATACAAGGGTAAAACTATTATCAAAACTGCTCGAATTAGAAACATAAAGGTAGTTGTTGATAATATAGATGTATCAAATTACAAATATTATGTGTCAATTGGCATGGGATATTTATTTGAGGAGGAATCCAAAACAACAACCGCACCTGAACAATGCATCAAATATGAGGGCATCGAGCAGGAAGTGAGTGCAAAACCGATTCCCAAGAGAAAACGAAGAACAAAACCAACACCAGGTAAAGGAGAGGAATAATGCCAAAACATAAAATGCTAACTGAGGAAGAATTCGAAGCTCTATTCATTGAATGGAAGGAATTCATTGAGAACAATCCAATCAAGAAACAAGTGTTTGTTGGTAAGGATGGAAGGCATGACTATGAGTTAATTCCAAGACCTTATACTTTGGAAGGATTTCAGAACTTTGCAGAGGAGAAGATTGGTTGTGTTCATCAATATTTTGAGAATCGAGATAAGAGATATTCAACGTATGTGGATATCTGTACACGCATTAAGCGAGTGATCAGACAAAATCAGATTGAGAACGGGTTGGCAGGACTTTACAATCCATCCATCACTCAACGCTTAAATGGACTCACCGAGAAGTCAGACATCACGACCAATGGAAAAGACATCAACGAAATCAAGGTGAACATCATCAAGGCGGATGGAGATAAATAGCACTGTTATCTTTGAGAAGAACTACGAAGCTCTCCAGGATGATGGTATCAGATTTATAATAAACGAGGGAGGAAGTAGGTCATCAAAGACCTATTCTCTTTGTCAAATGATAATTGTCTACTCTCTCCAAAATAAGGGGAAGGTTACCTCTATTATCAGAAAAACGTTCCCAGCTCTCAGAGCAACAGTCATGCGAGATTTCCTTGAGATTATGAAGGAGATGGATTTGTATGATGTCAATGCTCACAATAAGTCGGAGCATATCTATTCATTCCCAAATGGGAGCATCGTTGAATTCTTCAGTGTGGATGATGAGCAAAAGATTCGAGGAAGGAAGAGGGACCTCGCATGGTGTAATGAAGCCAATGAGCTATTCTATGATGACTTCACTCAGCTCAACATGAGAACGGAAGGGAAGCTCATCTTCGACTACAATCCAAGTGAATCAGCATCCTGGTTGTATGAGTTACCAAAGGAGGAAAGTATCCTCATCAAATCAACCTACAAAGACAATCCATTCCTCCCTGATTCCATCCGCAGACAAATCGAGGACCTCAAGCGAACGGATGAGTCCCTGTATCAAATCTATGCACTCGGTGAGAAGGCAATCAGCAAGAGTAACATATATTCCAATTGGACATTTGTACCACATAGACCATCTCGCTTCACTCAGTTCATATATGGAATCGATTTCGGTTTTAACCATCCAACCGCTTTGGTGAGAATCTATTGGCATGAGAAGGATATCTTCATTGAGCCGGTGATCTATGAAAGCTACCTAACAACATCCGACCTAATCGACCGATTCGAAAAACTAGGCATTGAAAAGAATGCGGATATCGTGGCTGACTACGCACGACCGGAGATAATAGCCGAGCTTAACAATAACGGTTATAATGTGATGAACGCAAACAAGTCAGTTAAAAAAGGTATTGACAACGTGAAAACATTTGGTATCTTTTGCATGGAGCATGAAGGTTTAAAAAAGGAATACCAAAATTATAAGTGGAAAAAGATAGGCGACCAAATTATTGATGAGCCGGTGAAGCTGTGGGATGATGCCATGGATGCGACTCGTTACGCTGTTGTTTACATAAAAGAACAATACTTCACCGATGACTCATACTTCGCCTTCTAAACAAAAGAGGCATTTCGCTTAATATATATATGGCATTTAGAACAAAGAAAATATCGCAGATGGATCCGAAAGGTTCCAACCTGGCATCAACCGATTTACTTGAGATATCTGAATTGGTGAGTGGTAGCTATGTAACCAAGTCAATCACAGGAGCAGAGATTGTTGCTGGAGTAGGTTCGGGATTCGTCCCAACATCACGCACCCTAACAATAAACGGAACTACACAAGACCTATCGGCAAATAGAACATTCACGGTAAGCACAGGCATAACAATCGGCACAACTGCGATTACTTCGGGTACAGTTGGACGTGTGTTATTCGAGGGAACGGGTAACGTAGTTCAAGAGAGTGCTAACTTGTTTTGGGATAATACGAACCTTCGTTTTCAAGTAGGCACAAGTTCAACCACCCCTTTTGGAAGTCCTTTGATTTTTATGGGTAAAGACCAAAATGGAGAAACAAATTTCCAAATTAGTAATTCAACAAATGGAACGGGAGCAACAGTTGGATTTCGTGTTTTTGGTGCTAATAATCGTTCTACATTTTTAGGTGAATTTTCACAAGGTCATACGGGAGTAACTGAATTTGCTACAAACTATGTAATTGAACCGAATGCTCCCAATATAAAACACGGACTAATCATTTCACTACCCGAAACAACTACGGGTTCTGATTTTATGATTTACACGGGTGGAAGAAATGCGGGAAATAGAAAATTGACATTGTTTGGAAGCACGGGAAACGTAGCAATCAACACCACCACAGACGCAGGGTTTAAACTTGACGTTAACGGGACTGCGAGGGTGAGTGGGAATACGACTATTTCGCTAAATCAGAACGGAGTAACTTTAATAAATGCCTCCAACACCACAAGTGGAACTGCATCTACTGCTGAACTAAGAGCAACAACAGGAGGTGGTTTTATAGGATTAGGAAAGTATTCAGCATCAACAAATAGCTATAAATTTATTGCTTCAAGCGATTCGTATTTATATAGCGCAACTATTGGCGACATAGCAATTATAAACGACTTCGCTTCGGGTCGAATTAAGTTTGGTGCAGGTGCTTCTTCTACCGCTCAAGCAACACTATTCAGCACGGGAAACTTTGCTATCAACACAACAACCGATGCAGGTTTCAAGTTAGATGTTAATGGTACTGCGAGGGTGCAGGATAATCTAACAATTTCAAAAAATCAAAACTTAAGTACAAGAATTACTTTAAGTAATACAACTTCAGGTAACTTGTCGCAATCGATTTACGAGGCAACTTCTTCGAATGGAACTGCTCAATTTGGTAAAACAAGCGCAAGTTTCTCTACATTTAAGATATTGACTGCAAATGACGCTTATTTTTACAATGGAACTTCAGGAGATATTTCACTACTTAACGATTTTGCAACGGGCCAAATTAAATTTGCAGCAGGTGGCTCTTCAACTGCTCATATGACAATTAAATCAAATGGTAGAATAAATATGTCGGCACTACCAACCTCAAGCGCAGGACTTTCCGCAGGTGACATTTGGAACGACGCAGGAACATTAAAAATAGTTTAAAAATAAATATATGACAACAACACCAACAAACGGAGTGGCGATTCAACCAATCGTCTATCCACTAAACGAAGGAACTGCAACACGATTGACAGTGCTTGTATTGAACTTTGAAACGACTGCAACAACTTGCACAACCTATTGGCAATTACTAACTGAGGACGGAAAGCAATTATCTCAAGGGAACTACACGTTAACTGAGGAACAATTCTTAACTTGGGGGACTGATAACAACGTGGTCAACGAATATGTGGCTGATGCTATCGGAGTAGTAATCATCTAAAACACGGACAATGTTAACATTAAGCGAAGAACAAGTAAAGCAATTAGAGTCAATCCTTGCGGAGTTACCGATGAAGTTCGGAGTTCCTATTTTGAACATCTTAAACGAAGCGAGTAAACCAAGCGAACCAACCGAAGAATAATGGCACAAACAACCATCGCATCACCAAGTGCATTCAGTCCGGCATACAATCCAATCAAGTTCATTATTGATTCAACCAATAAGAACAACACAGGATTCAAGTACATATTCCAGGTATTTGAGGCAGGGACTGCGAACAAAATTGGTGAGTACAAAATGCTCCCAAGGATTGGTGATGGTTATGGTGAGCAGGACTTATCGAAGCTCCTTCAGAGTCAAGTATCTTGGGACCTCAATACGTTGAGCACATCATGGTACAACGCACCGAATTCGAGATACCTTTACGATCTAAGTGTTGGTGAGGAGCAATTGGCTGAATACTCATGGACTGCCAACCTCGCTGATAATGGAGGCAATGTAAGGATAACCTCAACCAATACATTTGTGGCGGGTGATCAGGTAGTCATTGAACAGGCAGATGGTGGAGTGGCGAATCCTCAGCTTGAGGGACTGCACACAATCATCAGTGCAACGGGTTCAAACTTTACAGTGAACGTGTCATTCAGTACGGTAACCGATATCACCATCAATGGGAGTGTTCACTATGCTGACAACCGCAAATTGATTACGTTAGACGTTAGTAGTTTCGGTAATTATTGCGTATTCAATGGAGCATTCAGATGGTTGGATTGGAGTGTGTATGATGCAGCTGATTATGCTATGGGATTACCGGATACTCAATGGCTAACAAATCAACCTCAGCAATTCAGTTGCACATTAGGTCAAGATTTATATCTCAATCTTTGGAGTCCAGGTACATCCGATAAGATTTACTTTGTCAATAGCAATGGAGATGTATTCTACAAAGCAATAAACAACACCGATGTCATATCTCAAGTTCCTGTTGGTCCCAACAATTTTGGTGTCTTGGTTGGAACGGGTGACCTCATCACAAATACGGTTACTTATTACGATGTATTTTATGAAACCAATTCAGGAATCAATTCAATCAAGTACCGAATCAACCTGGATAGGAGAACAACCATCTCAGAGTATCATATGCTATTTCTTGACCGCTTAGGTTCATACTCATCATTCGCATTTCAGTTGAAATCATATGAGAGAGGTGAAGTGACTCGTGAGATATTCAACCGAGATGTCAAAGGATATGTTCAGGCATTAAGCTCACCTCAATGGAACTACCGCACCGAGGACATGGGATTCATGCAGTCAAATATCAACGTGGCAAAATCATTTGACCTCAATACCAATTGGATGGATGAAGCTGCGGGGCAATACTTCGAAGAGCTGATAACATCACCGCAGACATTTGTTAAGATTGTGCAGTACAACACCACTGAGGATGGAACTCCAATCATTGGTGAGGATGGATGTCCCGTACATATCGCAGAGTCCACCGCATATCAACCATGCATTGTGCAGAATAACGCATATGAGGTATATAAGCAACGCAACAAGAATCTAATTAAGCAAAGCATCACAATCAAATTATCAAATCAAGACAATATCAATGGTTAGAATTCAACTCTCAAATGGATACCTCGATGTAAAGGAAGGTACTGCATTCCCATTGAACTTCTCAATCGGTGATATTCGTGATTTGACTAAACGCACCGGAGCATTCTCAAAGACAATCACATTGGTTGGAAGCAAGAACAACAATAACCTGCTCAACCATTACTATGATGTGAATATCCAAGAGGGTACGTTCAACATCAACACGATCACAAAATGCACCGTACTTCAGAATGACATTCCAATCATGGAGGATGCATTACTTCAGTTGGTCAATGTACGCAAATCTCAGATGACCGATGCATATGAGCAGATGGTTGAGTATGATGTCCTGGTCAAAGATACTCAGTGCGAGTTTTACACTGCGATCACCAACAAGGAATTGACTGACTTGGACTTCAGTGATTTGAATCACACGTTCAGTGCTTCCGATATCATCGCATCATTTAACAATACAGTGACCGATGGATTCAAGTATGTATTCCCTTACTCATCCACAGGAAGCAATCAATACCAGGTGCGACAATTTAAACCTGCGATATATGCTAAGCAATACTTTGACCGCATATTCTCAACCGCAGGATTCACATACGAATGGACTGGATTGAGTTCCTCCCATTTCGACAAATTACTTATCCCTTACAATGGGGATGCTAACACATTTGATAATCAAGATTACTTGGTTGAGGCAGAAATCAATTCAGCATTCAATGTAACCTCAGCAGCCAACTCATATGGTGCATTTAGTAACGCTACCGGATGGACTGAGATAACTGACCTCCAAACTTTATTTAATCCAACAACGGGAGTTTATACAATTCCATTTGATACCTCACTGAATTCAGGTCAAGGATACACCATGATGTATGAGGTTGATTACACACTATCCTTGAATAATACTTCAGGGATTAATGTTGTCAATTCAAACAACGCATTCTTCCCAAGACCTCAGATGAGAGCTCTCATTGGTTCGTATGTATCTCAGTTGAGTAATATCGCACCTTCATCATATGTGCCATTCAATACCACAATTGTTCCTGGTTCAATCACATTAGATTCAGGTACCAAAACAGGTGGGATGTTTGTTGGTCAAAACATAGCGAATAGTGCTCAATTGAACAATGGGGATTTGGTTCAGCTTCAGATTGGAATCGGTCAGAATTTCTCCGCATTCTTTGGAGCTGGAGTTGTTCAACCGGTCAATGCAGTGTTGACAGTTAATTCACTCAGAATTCAAATCCTTCCAAATGCCAATCTCCAGGTAATCGGTGGCACATTAGCCATCAACGAATATGTTCCTTTGAAGATTAAGCAATCTGATTTCATCAAGTCCATCTTCCAAATGTACAACCTCTATGCTGAGGTGAATACTAATCAACCTAATACCTTGACTCTTCGCCATCGTGATGAGTTCTATGATTCGGGAGCGGAAAAGGATTGGACCTACAAATTAAACAAGGATAAAGAGCAGAATCTTCTCTTCCTTCCGGATGTCACAAACAAGAAATTAAAGCTAACATATAAAGAGGATACCGATTCACCAAATCAAGTATACACTCAGTTGACTGATGAGATATATGGGCAAATTGAGTACACCTTCGACAATGAATATGTGAAGGATACCGATACCAAAGAGCTGATATTCTCACCAACACCGGTAATACTGAACAGCATCAATGCATATGTTCCAATCCTGGATGGTGAAGCTCCGCAGACAAACATCCGCATCCTTTACGATGGAGGAGTTCAAACTTGTGGCTCATGGGGATTGGTTGAGTACGGTACAACGGGAGTATTTAACAACACTACATATCCGATGTTAGGTCATTTTAACGATGCACTGACACCAACCTTTGACATTAACTTTGGTATGTGTGATTACTATTATTATTCACCTCAATCACTGACCGCAAACAACCTCTACAATTTGTATTGGAGGAGAACAGTCAACCAAATCAATGTCGGCAAAATGCTCACCGCATACTTCGACTTGGATGAGGGAGATATCCAAACATTGAAGCTCAATGATAAGATTCGCATCGACAATTCATGGTGGAACATTAACAATGTAGCTGATTACAATGCTAATAATTACGCACCAACCAAGGTGGAACTTATCTCAGTTGATTCAGATATTGAATTGGCACCATTCCAAACAAAACCAGGTACACCAACCTCACCAACAACAGCAGCAGAATCGGCAAAAACTGCAATGACTATACGATCAGTGCAATCCAATGGCAATCTGAGTGGTGATGATGTCATAATCAAGGGGATTGGTAACACTGTTGGAAATGGAGTGAGAGGGATTGTTATTGGTGATGGCAATGTTCTTGCTGATGATGGAATAATAACTCCGCAAATCAATGGAATAACCACTCAATCAAGAGCATATATTGCATTGCTTAATCAAGTAGGCACATCGGATCCAACTGCAATAGAATTCTCCAATACAGTTGGATTATTTAGATGGATTAGGACTGCTCAAGGTGAATATCTTGGAAGCACTTCACCACCACTTTCAAATAAAAATACATTTATCACAATAGGAAACACCGAGCATGATTATCTTGCATCCGCATATATTAATTCAAGTGGAGATATTGTGGTAAGGACAACCAATACATCTAACCATCAACACACCGATGGTCATCTTATTAATTCACCAATAGAAATCCGAGTATATGAATGAAATTACAGTTGACTTAAAGCTCGGAGGAGTTGCTCAGATAAAAGCAGAGCTCAAGTCATTAAAGGACCAAATGCTTCAGGCAATGGATCCAGAGCAAATTGCTGCATTGGCTGACAGAGCAGGTGAGTTACAAAAAAAACTCGCTTCGGTCAATAGCCAAATAAATGAATTTAAAAAGGGAAGTAATCTTGACCAGGCAAGAGCATCATTTGAAGGATTATCGATGTCAGTTGCTGACCTTGATTTCACTAAGGCAGCAAAGGAATCGGCTAACCTTAATCAAACAATTAAAACATTAAAACCTGAAGATTTAACCAAACAATTTAAGGGATTCGCTTCAACTATTGGAAATGTAGGTAAGTCATTTTTAAGTTTGGGAAAGGTCATTATGGCAAATCCTCTCTTTCGAATTGTTGGATTTATTGTTGCCATCGTTACTGCAATAGGACTTGTATTAAAAAAAATTGGAGTACTTGATGATGTAATCTCAGCACTCATGGCTCCCATCAATGCCTTGATTGATGGATTTAAGGAGCTTACCGATTGGCTTGGGATAACATCATTTGCTGCGGAAGAGAATGCCGAGAAAATGTCAGCTGCGAATAAGAAAGTGCAGGAATCATCCAAAGAACGTGAGGCGGTAACGAGCCAAATGTACTCAAATCAAATTGCATTACTCAAGGCACAAGGAGCCGATACCTACAAAATGGAAGTTCAGGCATCCATGTCAAAAAGTTTATTTGCAAGAGAGAGATACAATTCAGCATTAGCAGCATACAACGCAGAGAGAGCTCTCGGTAAAGCAGCGGATGCAGCAAAGTTGAAAGATTTGAGAAAGCAATTAGGCGATGAAAAATCAATTCTTGTTCAGGGTAGAAGTGATCGTCAAATTTTAGCGGTAAATGATGCCAAGGAAGATGCAGCAGCAGCAGCAGCAGCAGCGAAAACAGCAGCAGATAAAAGAAAAGAATACGCAGCAAATAGATTGGCAGCAGAAAGAACAATCATTGATAACCGAATCGCATTGATTGAGGATGAAAATAAACGAGAGTTTAAAGAAACCAAAGAGAAATATCGCAGAGCAATAGATGATATCAAAGCTAATGATAAATTGATTGCATCTGAAAAGCTAATCTTAACAAATCAACAATTTGCTTTATTAGCTAAGGCGGAAGCTGACTTTAATGAGAAGCAGATAAAAATTGCTGATGATAAAGCAAAAGAAAAAGAGAAAAAAGAGAAGGAAATAAATGATAAGAAGAAAGAGGAAGCACAGGCAAGATTTGTAAGATTCCAAGAACTTACGTTATCTGAAAGTGAATTCAAGATATTCCAACTTGAGGATGAATTTGAGAAGGAGATGAAACTTGCCGGTACTAATGAGGCGATGAAAAAAGCACTCACCGCTAAACTTGAGTTAGATATTACTAATATTGAAAAGGAAGCATCGGATGAAAGGATAAAAATAAAAGAGGAAGAGGAGAAAAAGAAACGTGATGCACAACTTAAAACTGCTAATGATGCACTTGACATTGCAGATGATGGAATAAAATCAATTCAAGCATTGGGTGATATTGCCTTCCAAGCTAAGATGAAAAACGTCAAGAAGGGAAGTAAAGAGGAAGAGGACCTAGCAAAGAAACAATTTAAGTTTAATAAGTCCATGCAATTGGCAGGTGCAGTCGTGGATGCTGGTAAGGCGGTAACTGCATCATTAGCAGCGGCACCATTAGCAATCGGAGTTGTACCGAATCCTGTTGGTATTGCCAACCTTGTCGCAACCGCAGCAATGTCCGCAGCTAACATCGCTAAGATAGCAGCAACACAATTCACATCGACATCCGCACCGGCATCACCATCTACATCAACGGGAGCATCGGCACCTGAAACATCGGTATCAGCATTCACACCTGGTAACCTATTCGGTCAGAATAACAACCAAAACAATGTCGGCTCAACTGATACGAATAATATCACAGTAACTGCGGTTGTATCCGAAACGGAAATAACTTCCACACAAAACAACATATTGAAAATCCAAAAATCAGCACAATTATGATATCATACCAAGCACTAACCGATGAAATTATCGCTTTCTACAATGCACACCTCCAGGTTAAAAAGGTAGGTACTGATTTCAAGGAGCAGTTATTCAACTTCGCCACTAAGGATGAGAAGTATCCTCTCGTGTATGTGGTACCTGTGGATGCAATTCCAACCGAGAACACAATTGATTTCACATTGGAGATCTATTGCTTTGATATCATCCAAAAGGATCGTACAAATATCACCACAATTCTCTCGGATACTCAGCAGATTCTTAATGACCTGTATTTAAACTATACCTTCTCATTGACCGATACCGATTTCGATGTGGAAGGATTCCCAACATTCATTCCATTGAACAATGACCTACTTGATTACGCAGCAGGTTGGGTGATGACCATTACATTCACCATGCCATCATGGACTGATTGCCAAATTCCTAAACAAATTGGTGATTAATTCTAATATATAAGTATGGCTTACAAAAACACCGGTGAATTCAATATACTTTATCCAACAAGAAGGAAGGTAGCTAACGTATTGAAGAAAGTAATTCTTGATGAGGGATTGATTGATACATCAACCTTATATGATTCAGTGCGTATCAATGCCAAAGTAACTACCGAAGGCAATCTTCGTATTGAAATACTCGCAGCATATTACTTCGGATTCCTAAACAACGGTACAATCACCATTGCTCCCTTCCATTTGGTACGAAAATTTAATACTCAGCTTGAGCAGAGTGGATTGATATCAGAAATGTACGGACAATATGTGGCTGATGTAGCTAAAAAGTTCCCAATCCTGGAGCTTGGTGGATTGCTTCGTAAAAAAGTGAAAGTGATATATGATTTCAAACCTCTATTTGGAGAGTTTTGGGATGCACTTGAATACTAAATTTCAAGCTCTTTCCTCATTGCAAGGAAGTTGAAAATCAATACAAGTTTTGTATCGGTGATTGCATCAAACTTTGAAAGGTCACCATTGCACATTGTCCATATCATTTTTTCCCACCCCCACTTGGATGATTTCTTTTCCTCTTCCTGCTCTTTGCGTTCTTCGGGATCAGTTGGTTCCTCATCATCCTCATAGGATTCACTCATCAGATTGGCATGGCTATCCAGGAAGGATTGTCTAAATTGAAGGTACTCAGGTATCAATCCAAATACTGAAGTGATTGGATAGTCATCGAATAGATGCACTCTCTCACTTGATTTGAATTTATATGGCTCAAAGATTACATTCCCCCATTCATCAATGGATGTTTTCCGGTAAAGAATGGCACATATGTTTCTCAAATTCTTGATGTAGTCATCAGTGACGAATCCCTCAAGAGTAATGAATTCACCAAGAGTGATATCAACAAATGGCTTGAGCTTCAATTCACCAAGTTTATGATTATAATGTTTGGATGGCTCTGAGGTCATCCATGACAATTGCTTGGTGATATTCTGGAGTTCGTCAAGTTCTATATCATCGAAGTCCTCAATGGGAAGGTCAGAGAGGATGGAGAGCACATCGGTATTATATTGCAATGTTCCATCCTCAATGTTCAAAGACCTTATCTCAATGAATTGCTCAATCGTTACTTGGCTCCACTGCTTCGGGAGATTCAGATTTAGCATGAGATGCTATTTTTTCGGTAACATATACCAGGTAAGGAACTGCGATTTCAGCTTTCAATTGTTTGAATAGCTTGGATTTGTGCTTCAAATGTGCATCAGCATAGTGCTCAGTGGGAGTGAGGTCAGTTCGTTTGAACATTAATGCCAACAAATCACTAATCCAATTGTGTGATTTACGACTGATAATCTTCTCAATCATTTTTGTGTCCTTCACTGAGAGCTTCAATTGACCTTCATAGGTATATCCTTCCAATTCAATCGACTCAACTGCATCCTTCTTCTCATATTTACTTGAGTTGAATTCCTTCACCTTGTCAATAAACTCGGAAAGCTCCACATCATTCTCATCCCATTCAGATTCCTTCACACCGAAGTATTCAAAAATCTTGATGTAACGATCAATGTTATCAAGCTCTTGGTTGTTGGTGATTTCAGTTACCTTCTCGAATTGTTCAATGGTCAATTCATCCATTCGGTTTGGGATTTCCCTTTCAAATATCTTTATCATATGTGTAATTTATGAACAAATATACAATTTTCTTAATATATACATGACCAAAGATTTGCCAATTTACAAAATTACCATTGATCCCGAATACTCCGATGGAGAAGATTTGGGGATTGAGCAGATAGCTTTCACTTCTCAACCTGCAATCAAGGTCAAAGGGATGGCATTCAATCAAGCTCAACGCATGATATTCGCAGATGATTTGAAGTATCGAATCACTGCACCGGCAATGATACCAATGGAGATATATCGCAAGGATGATGAACAAGGTGAATACTATGTTCAGTTTACTGAGGAAACAATCGCAAAGATTCATGAGAAATTCATGAGTGACCTTCGTAATCGTGACCTTTTCAACCTGGAGCATGATACATCTAAAACAGTTCCTGCATATATCCTAGAAACTTGGGTTGTGGATCAACCAATGCAAGATAAAGCATTCTCAACATTTGGCATTGAAGTTCCAAAGGGAACATTGATGGTAACTGCTCAGATAACTGATAAAGAGTATTATGCTGAATTGGTTGCCAATGACCAAATCGGATTCTCAATCGAGGGATTCCTTGGTTTAAAATTAAGTAATCAATTAAACAAATATAACATGAACAAATTACCTGATGGGGAGCACTTAATCGATGGCAAAATCTACGTTGTTGTGGATGGAGAAATCATTGAGATTAAGGATGCACCAATTGAAGAGGTTGCAATGGAAGAAGTTGCACTCGAAGAAACAGTTGTTGAGGAAGAAGCTCCAGTTGTTGAAGATGCAGTAAATGAAGAAATGGCAATTGATCCTGCATTGGATTCTGAAGCTATTCTTGCAATCGTTACACCAATCCTTGAGGAGAGAGAGAAGGCAATCATCGCATTAATCGCTGACCTTCGCAACCAAATGGAAGAAATGATGGCTCCTGAAGTAGAGGAAGAAGTCGAAATGACTGCAACCAAATTATCCACACATGAGAAATTCAGTGCGGTTAGTAAATTTTTAACTAATAACTAATAATTAATAATAAACAAAAACAAAACAAAATGAGCAAAAAATTAAGATTCGACTTGGACATTGACGCATCAGCGTTATTACAAGCAAACAGCGAGGCATTCTATTCTCGTGCGTATTTACAAGAAGAAACGGTTGACAATTACCGTACTTTACCGGGAATCAAATTTAAGACGAAAATTTCCAATGTAACATTCGGACAAGTGTTGCAGGCAGAGAACTGTTCTTGGAACGCTTCAGTTGATGAACTTGCTTCAGTAGAGGTAGACGTATGTGGATTGTCAGCAATGGCAGAAATTTGTCAATTCCAATTAGAGCAGTCATTCGTATCATTACAAATGACAAAAGGTTCAAATGGTGATTTCACTGTTGCATCTTTCATGGATTACTATTGGGGAGAAATGGCAAAAACAATCGCTGAGAACGTTGAGAAATTACGTTGGTTAGGTGATACTGATTCTGAAGTTGATGCATTGGCATTGTGTGACGGTTATGTAAAAGGATTAGTTGCTGATTCAGCAAACGTAATTGATATTGCTTCACCAATCGCAATCACTCCATCAAATGTACTTGCTAAATTGGCATTGGTTTACGCTGCTATTCCTGCTGCGGTTATCGCTAATCAAGAGAACTTGAGAATCTATGTATCTTCACCGGTTGCTACGGCATATCGTGCTGCGGTTGCTGCTTCGAATACTCAAGCCAACTTGACTCAAGCATTGGACTTCTCTTATTTAGGTATCAAAATGGTATTGTGTCCAGGAATGGGAACAACATCCAAAATTGTTGCTACGTTGAAAGATAACCTTATCTATGCATTTGATGCTGAAGGTGATGGTAAAGCGTTAAGAGCTATCAATCTTGCTGACACAGTTGCTGAGCCGGTTATCCGTACTCGTGCTAACATGAAAGTTGGATTCACTCACGTTAATGGTAACGAGATTGTATTCTACAATTCAGCTGCGTAATTAACAAAATATCCTTGAGGGGATGAAATACTCCCCTCTATTTTTCAATATTTAAAACAAACAAAAAATGGCTTGTGAAAATTTAGAATCCATAGTTAAGTCGTGCGACAATAACAGTGGTGGGATTTTCAAGGTATATATCAACCAACAAGATAACATCGATGGATTCACTTTGGACTCAGCTCCAAATACATGGACCATTGATAGTATCACTTTAGTTGGTGGTGGTGATTTATACACTGAATTTGAAATCCGAAGAAATACCGGAAGTTACACCGAAGATGCAGCGATTGACCTTGTCAATGGTAGCTCATATGTAACTGCAACAATCAGCTTGATGTTCCATCGTCGTGACCAATCTAAGTCGCAAGCAATCAAAGTGCTTGGTGCAGGACAACAATACCTGAATGCAATCATCGAAGATGCAAATGGTAAATATTGGTACTTCCCATATTTGCAATTGAGTGCAGTTGGTGAAGGTTCGGGAACTGCTCGTGCAGATGGTTCGAAATACTCAGTGACATTGATCGCAGAGAATGACTTCCTTGCATATGAGGTTGATTCAACAATCATCGCAGCGTTGATTGCTTAATATTATCTAGAAAAAAGAGAGCCATCCACTAGGGTGGCTTTTTTTGTGAACATTTTTTGAGTTCGACTTAATATATAAGTATGATTTACATTGATAAAGGTGAGGTTAATTCAATTGTGCTGACTCTAACTGAGGTGAGCACCCTCTCGAATCCGTATTATTTGTTCGTTTTTGAGAATGAAATGGATACAACCGACACTCCAATCCTATTCACCACCGCTGACATCTCCACTTGGAAGGAAAGATTTAATATGTTCCTCTTGGATGAGCCGGTTGATGTGACATTGGTCAAAGGACAATACCGATATCAAGTGTACGAATCAACAATTCCACCAACATCTATCCAGGACACAACGGGAATCGTCATTGAAGAGGGCAGAATGGTTGTAAGTGGTGCAATACAAAACTCAATCTACGATTAAACATGGCTTGGTACGACCGATTTATTGGAACAAAACAACAATCACCTGAAGTAGTGGAAGGATATCAGTCCTTCAGCACACCATTCGGAAGAATTGGCTCAGGGAATCTCTCTCTTCCATATGTGAATGGGAGGCATCAAACAAGTGGATGGATTCCATTTGGTGAGCAGAATTTATTTCCAAGCGTTTTAAATCAATTGGTATATTCATCACCTTTGCATGGAAGTATTGTGGATTATAAGACCAATGCAGTAATTGGAGGAGGAATTGAATTGAGAGCAACGACCTCAACTCCTCAAGAGCTTCTTGACTTATATACATTTGAAAAAAAATCTCACCTCAAAAAGACAGTTCGAATCACAACTGAGCAATTGATTGTACACAATCGTGTTTACTTTAAACTGTACTTCGATGATAAGATGAAGCTCACTCGCATGGAGAATGTATCTCCGGACAAAGTGAGAAGAGGAAGAGATCACAATGACTATTTTGTTTGTGATGATTGGGCATCAAGAATCGATGTACTGAACATCAAACGATATCATCCAACTTGTACTGACCGATGTCAGTTATTTGTATATGAGGTTGAATGTTTAGGTCAAGATTGGTATCCGCTTCCAAAATATACATCAGCTTTGAACTTTGCCTACCTTTCGGGAGAGTTAAGTTACTTTGCAAAATCGAATATTCAGAACAGTGTATTCCCATCATTCGCAATGATGTTCCCTAAACGACCGCAATCGGAAGAGGAGAAGAATGTCCTTCGTTCCACAATGGACAAGATGAAAGGAGCTGCCAACAGTGGGAAAGCGGTTGCGTTCTTTGCTAATTCTCAGGACCAATTGCCGAAGATTGAAAGTATTCCAACCAATCAAAACGATAAACTATTCCAGGAAGCATCCGGATTGAATACTGAGCAGATTTGTTTTGCTCATACTATTGATCCAATCTTGATGGGAGTACGAACAACGGGTTCCCTTGGTTCAGGTAGTGATATCAAACAAGCATATGTGATATTTGAAAAGAATGTTGTGATGCCATTGAGAGAGCAGGTATCCGATATCTTCAATGAGATACTTCGTATTGCAAAAGTCAACGCAGATTTCATGGTCAACAACTTCCAAATCATCAATGAAACAATCGTTGAGGTAGAAGGTGATGCATCCAAAACTCAAGATGCATTGAATGCTATGAGTCCATTGGTTGCGACTAAGGTACTTGATACCATGACACCAAACGAAGTGAGAGCATTGGCATCGTTACCTCCATTGGAGGGAGGGGATGCGATTGCAAGTAATCAACCAATAACACCTCAAGCATAATGTTGTATTTCATCACCGAAACATACCTAAAAACAAACACACCAATCACTGCCAATGTGGATGTGACTGATGTGACTCCATACATTGCGACTCAAGCACAATTGAGAGTGATGCCGATACTTGGAACAGTATTCTATGATGACTTATTGACCAAGTACAATGCTCAGACATTAGATCCCGATGAGGAAATATTGGTGGCATTCATTCAGCCGGTGATTGCTTGGCGTTCAGCTGAGGATGCAGTATTTGGATTGACCTACCAATTAAAAAACAAAGGACTTCAAACTCAATTCGGTGATAACTCATCGAGTGTATCTCGCAGTGAGGTTGCATTCGGTATGGAGCACTATGCTCAGAAGGCATCATTCTTTGAAATGAGATTGATTAAGTACCTGGTGAAGAACAAAGCATTGTATCCAATCTTTACATCACATGAGAATCGTGATACGGATTTAAGACCTCAAATTGAATGTCATATGTGTGTGGGAAATTGCTTCATGAATGGAGTGTGGACTTGTGGATATCCAACTGATAACGGTTATAACAATTCTATCTTGGTATTATGAGGCAGAATGTGTTGATATTACTTGCATCATTTTGGGCGGTACTCTCTCCGGTAATGCCAATGATTTACTTGGCAATGTTAGCCATCACAATTGATACCTGCTTCGGCATTTGGCGTTCAGTAAAGAAAGGAGGGTGGAAAGCGTTCCAATCTCGCAGATTATCAGACACAATTTCCAAGTCATTACTTTACGGAGGTGCAATCATGTTCACTTTTCTCATTGAGAAGTACATCGCAGGAGATATCATCGCACAATTCATCTCTATTGAGCTAATCATGACCAAAGTATTCGCATTCTTTTGTGTGATGGTGGAGGTCAAGTCAATCAACGAATCATATGAGAGTGTGACAGGCAAGAATGTCCTCGCAGCTCTTCGCAAATTTATCACCAGGACAAAAACAAATCTCGATGAATTTAAGTAAGCACGTTACACTCGCAGAATTCGAAGCATCGGGAACTGCGACCAACCATTCAATCCTTAACAAGATGAATGAGTTCGAAATTGAACGTGCGAAGTTATTATGTGAGAAGGTATTCGAGCCATTGAGAGCTTATATGGGAGAGCCAATTCGAATCAATAGCGGATTCAGAAGCATCGCAGTCAACAAAGCGTGTGGTGGCTCTAAAACATCACAACATTGTTTAGGTGAGGCAATGGATTTGGCAGTTGGAAGTAAGGCATTCCATTTCATCAAAGACAACCTAATCTTTGACCAAATGATTTGGGAATTCGGAACTGATAAAGAGCCATCGTGGGTACACGTTTCATACAGCAAAGCAAGAAATCGCAAACAAGTCCTTAAAGCAATCAAGCAAAATGGGAAAACTAAGTACATTAATTTTTAGCATCCTCCTGGTATCATGTTCAGCAGAACACCATCTGAATAAAGCAATCAAAAAAGGATACAAATGTGAGCAGGTATCCGATACCATCCAAATCACATCGGTTGATTCATTCCCGGTAATCGTGAATAATGAAATTGTTTGGGAGAAATTCATCACACAAAAAGATACCGTTATCATGTGGCGTACTCAGTATGTTCCCATGACGAAATGGGAGAAAAAAATCCAATATAAGTACAAAACAAAGTACATTAAAGCGGAAGCTCAAAAGGTAAAGTATCAAAATAAGTACATCACAAAGAGAAAAATCAATTGGTTTATTGTAATATTGGCATTCATTATGGGGTTCCTTGTTAGGTTGACCTTGAGTGAAACCTTCCGAAGTAGGATAAAACTTCTCACTAAACTATTCAGATGAGTAAACAAAGCAGATTCAGATTGCAGGAAGATGAGATTGAAATATTAAACTCATATAGAGCAATCAAACTTGAATCGAATGGATTAGGGTTGGATGATAAGGATGTCAAACATGGATGGATTAAAAATAAACACGCATCACTTTTCTTTAAGAATCCGAATTTCAAAGAATCCGAGGAAACAAACTACAAAGAACTTCAGGAATCAATCATCCAGGACATTAAGGAATTCAAACCTCAATATCCAACCATCTTCCGCAATCCATCAACTGAAGGACATTTGTTGGTAATTGATCCTGCGGATATTCACATCGGAAAATTATGCGATGCGTTTGAAACGGGTGAAACGTACAACAATCAAATCGCAGTACAAAGAGTGAAGGAAGGGGTGCAAGGAATACTTGACAAGTGCACCGGATTCAACATTGATAAAATATTATTTATTGGAGGGAATGACATCCTCCACATTGATACACCGAGGAGAACAACAACCGGAGGAACACCACAGGATACTGATGGGATGTGGTACTCAAATTTCCTAATTGCAAAAAGATTGTACGTTGATATCCTTGAAACCTTATTATCGGTTGCGGATGTTCACTTCACATTCAATCCAAGTAATCACGATTACACTCATGGATTCTTTTTGGCAGATGTGATTCAAACCTGGTTCAAAGATTCTGATAATATTACTTTTGATTGCAGCATCTCCCATCGCAAAGGTTTTCTATATGGCAAGAATCTAATTGGCACCACTCATGGAGATGGAGCAAAGCATGGTGACTTACCTTTATTGATGGCAACCGAGTTCCCTAATGAATGGAGCTTATCAAAGCATCGATATGTGTACACTCACCACGTTCACCATAAGACATCCAAAGATTACATCGGAGTGACTGTTGAATCATTACGATCACCTTCCGGTACTGACTCATGGCATCACATAAAAGGATACCAACATTCCCCTCAAGCGGTTGAAGGTTTTCTTCACCACAAAGAATTCGGTCAAGTATGCAGGATTTCCCATTTATTTTAATATATTTGTGCTTCATTCATAGCGTGTGAAAACAAAAGAGAGGGGTATCGGAAACGGTACCTCTTTTTTTGTAGCACCTGTCACATATTTAGCAAGTATTTGTGTCGCATATTTATAATAGTTGCGTACCCCCTCTCGCTAAATTATTCAAGTTAAAGTTAATTGAATCAATGCTTTGGCTAAAAATAAAAGGGTAAATATTTGCTATATTTGCGACACAATTGTTATATATTTAAAAGATTATTGTGAATTTTTAAATACTCAATTGATTTATATAATAAAGAAATGTTATCGCTACACATACCAAGTAAAACATTGCATTTATTACATAACAATCCTCTAACTTTACCCGTGTTGTGACAATGGTCAATATATAATCCATTATATTTAGATACTGAATCATAATATGTTTCGCATATTTTACATTTTCCATATTGGCTTAAGTATAATACCTCAAGCTCTTCAAAAGTTAATTTATAATTATTGAATAACGA